GTTTCCCAGTCACGATCATAGGGTAAGCCTTTTTTAGCTAACGCATCTCCAACAGCACCGCCCCTGGATTCTCTAAATAATTTCTGCTGCTCTGGTGCTAATCCTGAATAATACTCAGCAGTTTGAATAGCTGCTGGTAGTTGGCTTTTAAGATAATTAGGGTCTTTAGCCTGCTCAGCCTTAGCGCGATAAGACTCAGCTTGTGCACGTAGCATATCACGATTAAGCTTTTCTTTTTGCTGCCTACTATAGAACTCTTGTTGACCTTGCAACATTTGCCCTAAACCAGGTTGCATGAATTGATTTCCTCTCATACTTCCTCCTAGTAACTAGTGAAACGGCTTGGCACAATACCAGGTGTTTGACCCGCGCCGCCAACGCCTGGACTAACACCACCACCAAACCCAGACATACCTTGGTTCATAAAGTTTAATCCAGCACCTAAAGCTTGTGAAGTTCCTTGGTCTTGAGCCGCGCGTTTTGCCATAGTAGCGTCAGCTGCGTTTTGCCCCTCATTAATACCGATAACATTCTGACCGCCTGCTGCGCCATAACCAGTTTGTTGCTGACCCGAAAGTTGACTATATCTATTTTGCTGTGTTTGTAGCCACCTGTTGTATGCATCTTGATACGATTGCTTAGCTAAGCCTTGTGAGAATCTACTAGCCTCTTTTAGAGCTTGCCCAGAGTACAGATTTCCTTTTGCGGATTGCGCCCTACCTAAACCTTGCTCGCCCTGCTCTAGTTGGAATTGGTAGCCTGGATCTTCATCAAAGTCCTGTGGTGTAAAACTACCACCTAACGTGCCAGTCTCCAAACCTTCTCTAATTTGACCTGTAGCGTACTCACCCTGCTCTTGATAGGGTTCTAAACGCGCTTGCGCCGCTTCTGCTGCTGCCGCTTGCTCTCTACGTCCACGCTCTACTGCTTTTTTTTGCTTGTTAGCCCCTAATAAACCAGCTCCCGCTGATAATAGTGCTGGTACTGCTGCTGCTACTGCTCCACCCATAATAATATCCTATATAGTTTTAACCCAATTAATACTCTCAGGTGCATAACCAGCTTTTCCTAGGATTTTACCTATTCTGACATCACTATGCGCACATAGGATTTTGCTAACGCCTTCTTCACCTAAAAGTTTACCACATTCTTCAATAAAATCAACAACTAACCTACCTCTATACTTGCGCTCTATGTACATCGCAACTTGATAGGCCATGTTGCTGCTTCCATTGTTTAAATCTAACGTTATTGTAAAAGCCGCGTATGCAACAGGTTCCCCCTTATCATACGCTATAACTACCTTACACAACCCCGCTTCACTTAGTTCTTTGTACACATCCCAACACATATTTATCTCAGGATACATACTCTTATCTTTTATATCTTCGTAATGCTTTTCTTCATACGACTTCAGGTATTCTAATTTATCGTGAACTGAATGTATTTCGTATGTAATCATCTTGCCTCCACCATGCCGATAATATTTACTGGTGTTGTAACGTTTAACCAGCCTGGTGTGTATATCCTATTATTACTTGCATTGACCATGCCAATAGCACCGCCAAGATTGTTAGAAACCGACATACATACGCCATTATTGTAGGGTACGATAGGTAAGTTATCCACGTAGGTAGTGCCAGCCGTGCTGCTGGTGTTTGTGCTTGGCGTAACTAAGATGTTGAAATACAATAAGAATCTAGAAACCCTATAATACCTACCTGTAATAGTCGGCTCACCAGATACAGTTAGTCCCTCAAAGTTAGGAGTCCAATCATTACCCGCGTCACCGTTGTAAGTTTGGTTAAAGAAGGTGATCCAAGGCAGCTCCAAACTTTGGTTTTTGTTGGTTAGTGGGAACCTTAATGGAGGTGCGTCTAATGTCATGGTCTACGCTCCCCACCTAATTGCTTTAAGTAACTACCGAACCACGCTACCTTCACTGGATCAGAGAACCTAAGTTTAAATGTCATCTCTTCAGTAACACCCAACTGACGCCACCTAACAGTTTCAAAATAATTGCCAGCTTTACCAATCTCAACAGGTTTTCCTGTTGAATATGTCCTGCCACTATTCTTACTTAAATATAATGTTATCAACGGGTTAGAGCCTTGACCGTTCTGCAATCCAACGCCAGTTTCAACACCAAGCTCCAAACAGTTGTAACGTAACCTGTCGCCCTCTTGGTATAGATGTCTATATATGCGCTCCCTTACAATATCATCGCCATTGTCGGAGTATATATCCATATCCATTATATATAAATTGCCGTTATCTCTATCACCGACGATCTGCTTACCAAATGCGAATACGCAGCACTGCCCTCTATGCGGCTCGAAGTCACCTTCTGGATTTGTATATGCCCTCTCGTGCCATAGTTTTGTTTCCACATCCATACACAAAGAAGTAGCTAGCCCACCGCCTGTTAGTACATAGAATGTGCGCCCCTTCTCTTGATAAACCCACGATACAATATCTTCAGGGTTGGGCGCCTCTTGTATTAATATGTCAATCGCTGGTGTAGATACTGGTTTAGGATCAATACTTGTTGTTTCGTAAACAATACCCTTACCGTAAGCGTCTTGACCTAACCATATAATCGTACGGCTAATTGATTGCGCGGAATATGGGGCTAATATCCCAATATCGAAGTCACCGTTAGATACCTTCTCGAAAGGAAAATCACTTGCTCCCGTGTTAGAGAATAGCTCCGTTGTATTTTCACCAAAGCACCATAGCTCACCAACACCATTGAATACACGTAGTATCTTATCGGGGTTAGTCTCAGCACTCTTGAAGTCTAGTGCGTTCCATGATGTGCCATCACCTATTGCGCTAATGTAATATCTGCCTGTGCCAACCTCATTAATGATGAAGTAGTTATCTATTGTTGTTATTGTTCCCGCATCGGGCAAGTCGGGATCAGCCACCTCTGCAAAGTTATTACTGCTATATGTGAATATGTAAACGGTCATACCGTCACAGATTGCTAGCTGCGTTTCATTCTCTGATATTGTTATATTTCCAGAACTTTGGTTTAAACTACCTCTGTTGGTTGATGTACCACCAGAATCCACCTCGTATAAAGTATTTCCACTTACGAAAAACACACGCCCATTCTTCTTAGACTTGAATCCACCTCGTACCGCTCCAACACCTATAGTTGTTAGAAGTGATAAACCAGGTGTGCCGTATAGGGCTGCTATATCCCTACCATCTCTATTGAATACTGGAAATAAGTTAACAGTTCTTTCGGAGTTAAAAGGTATACTCCAAGCTTGATAGCTGTCCCCTACAAGTTCTATTCTCATCGGCCATATCCACTAAATATATTATCACCAGCACTATTGGGCGAAGGTTGTGATTCTAATGGGTTATTTCTTATTGCGTTCAATGATATCATTGCTTTCGACTCACTCGCCAAAGCTCGCAACTCTGGATCAGTTGGTTGGCCGTAAATGCGACCCAATCGCACAGCCATAGCATATATCAACGCATCAATCCATCCACTCGGCAGGTCTACCGTTGTAGTAATTGCAGCATATTCAGTTAAGGGCTTTTCGCTTGTTATGAATAGTGAATATATAGTACTTGGTGCTGGGTATATGTTAATAGTTGCTAGTGGATATTCATTCGTAAAGTTAAGCATCTCAGGTAATCCACCAATAGATTTATATACCACGCCTTGATAAACCTTATCAGAAACTATATCTAAGTTGTAATCTGTATTACCCTGCCTAACGTGTGCTTGTATAATTTTAGTAGGACGTACGGTATCAAAATCTCCGCCACTTCCTATTGTATAGCTAGTCACTAGGTTATTAAGGGGGAAGCTCTCAGTCACCCTTTCAAAAGCTAAGTTCCTAGTATTAGACCAACTACTTAGAACGCGATTAAGCATCTTAAGACCAGTCTGCGCCTCGCTGTTTGTTGGGGTTTCGGTCTTTGTTAGTATGCCGCTTTCTTGCATAGCATCTGTGACCATATCCAATACTGTTACCATCTTGCTTCTCCCTAGAGATTAGTCTTCTATTTCAATCTTCTTTTTCTTAACTACCTTCTTTGGCTTTTCTTCTTTCCAGCCATCTTGTAGCAACTTCTCAATCAACCCACTATCTTTAGATAGTAACTTAACTGACTCACCTTTTGTGAATT